TGATTTTCCACTGAATAGAGAAGCGATTGAACATGGGTGTGCCTTGGATGCATCGAACGTGCAACTTATATCGGCGCAGCCGCTTGATTCCTAAATCGACTGCAGCGCCATCGCCCTTGGCGCCGACCGTTTTACCGATATTTTTGAGGGGTGGGTAAATCAGTAGGCTTGCGAAAAATGGCGAAGCCATTGACGGTGAAGGGCCCGCCGCTCACAGACGAGCCTGCCCCGGACGACTTGCTGATGACTGTGCCGCAGATCACGGAACGTCTTTGAAAAACAGGTGGCTCCCGAGTGTTAGAGTCCGCTTGGCACTGGCAGCCCATGCCGGAGCCGTCGACAGAGTGGTCGCGTAGTAGTGAGTCGCCCCACCGGTGGGGTCTGGCACCTTTCCGTCGATCACTTGGTCAGCAGCGATTTGGCACTGCGCCAATTCGCGGAGCGGGATCTGTCGCGCGCCGCTCAGGAACGGATAGTTCGGGTCGCCCTTGTTCCAGCAACTGAACTGACAGGGCTTCAGGCATACCCCGGCGTAGCCCTCACCCCACCATGACTTTTCTTGTCCATCATTCACGCGGTTGCGGATCGTCCAGGCCACGGCCAGCATTCCCGCAAGCCCCTCCCCGCGAGCTTCGCCATACAGCGTGCGAGCGAGCACGTCGCGATCTTTATCAGTCACGGTCATGACTATTCTCCAGGCAAAAAAATAGCCCGCTCAACGGCAGACCAGGCAAATCGGATGTGCTTTTTTAGGCGGGAGTTGGAGAATCGCCTGCGCGCGACAGGCAGCGGTCCAACACGGTTTTCCTGCATGATCATCGGGAATGTTCGAAGCCAGGCGCGAAGAAGAACCAAGACCTTTCACGGTTCACGGCCACGTTCAGATTCGACGCATCTCAAATGAAATGAGCTTATTTATTCTTGCTTCGAACAATCTGCGCATCGACCTGGTCGGCGCATGTGTCGAGCAGCTCGATGGCCTGATCTTTCAGCTCCCATACGTCGCCGTTGTCACGCAAATCGGTATCCTGCGCATTGACCCGCTCGCACGGAATCAGCTCAGGGGCCTCCAGCCTTATGGCTGTTGTCTTTGTCACCATTTGAGGCTTTGCCACGCAGGCCGTCAGGCAGAGGCTGAGCAGCCCAATCACGAACAGGTTTGCTGTAGCGCTTGAGATCATCGAATTCTTTCCTCGCCTTCTTGGCTTTGTCCTCGCTGGCCTTGATGCGTTTGTCCAGGTCGGCGGTGTAGTCGGCGTTGCGCTGCGCTTCGGCGCGCAGCGTGGTGATCGTGGCCTGGCTTTCCTTATTGGCATCGACTGCTTCCTGCCTGGCATTGGCCTCGACAGTGATGGCCCCTTGCAACGTGACCACGCGGATCTGCTGGATGGCAATCAGCAGGCCCATGACGATGGCAATGACGATGGCGACCGCAACGGTTCGCAATGTGGCGCCTACCTTGGCAACTGCGACAACGGGTTCGAGGCTCATAACGAATCCGCCTTGCGTCCGAGGAACCGGATGATCAGCTCGCGGATCGCCGTCACGCCGATGAACCCTATGGTGCCGCCAGCGGCGACGGACAGGCTCGACGGCCAGGCCATCCATTCGATGACGCTGCTGGCTGACAGGCTCAATGCACCACAGATCAGCGCTTCAAGCACAACGCGCCATTTGTTGGCTTCTTTGCCTTCATAGAGCACGCGCAATAGGGAAATGGTTGCGGCCATGATCGCTCCTTGCCAGAGCGGCGTCGTGATGATCAGCCAGACGTGCGCCCAGAAGTCAGGTGTTTTTTCCGGCATCTTCGTTGACCTCCGACAGTCCGCCCTTCCGGGCTCGGGGAATGGGGCAGCCCTGCAGCACTCCTGGCTCAGAGCGATAGGCGTGGCAGGGCTGAATAAAAAAAGGCTCGGTGAATGCCGAGGCTCTGAATAAGTGCATGTCTTCCTATGGCGCGCGCCAAAGCGGCCCCGGAACTAATGAGCGAAGCCCGACCCAATTGCCGGGCTTCGCTTCTACATCAACAACGGGTGCTTACGCTGCAACCACATCCCAAGTGATAGCCAGCGAGCCGGTTACAGCGGTTGAACCCCAGCTGCCGCTCGTTACCCACAGCCCCATCCCCGCAGGAATAAACAACGGGTTTGGCATTTCAACCTGGGAGTTGACGCCAGAGACGCCGTTGCCGTTGCCGTTGCCATTGAAAATCATGCGAGTGTTCAGGTCGCCAATCGATGCTGGTGGAGTGAGAGATGCATACAGGTTCACAAAACCACTTGCAGGGTTGATCGACGCGGTCTGGATGACCAAGCCGTCGGTGTTTTCGCTGGGGGCGACGAGTTGAACCATCCCGTTAGGCATAACGGTGCGGAAGTGTTTGCCGATTTTAACTACGCTCATAATGATTACCTTTGAGTTGAATGATTTTCTGCGGAAGATTCCGCATTCATGTCGCTCAAAGGCGATAGCTCGGGGCGCGAGGCCCTCACATGATTCAACGTCCCGCATCGGGAACACTTAATCTGGAGCTGCTTCATCTCACCGACAGTGGCGAGAAGTCTTTTGCGCTTTTCATATTTGCCCAGCCCCGCACGCCAAAACCCACTCGAAGATAGTTTAGGGTCGAGACAGGCGGGTGAGCCGCTTTAAGTCCGATTAGAACTCATAGCCAATGTGAAAGTAGGTTGGAAACGCATCAGTACCGTTTTCGACCGGATCCGTATGATCCGGGTAGAAGACCGGCCGGGATTTCGTTTTCTTCGGCTCCCATCCAAATCGTGCCCAGACCGGAACACCGGTGCAAATTACAAAAGCGCCGTTGCTTTGCAACTGGGCGTAAGCTCCGGGAAATTTGCCCGTTTCAGTGTTCCACAGCGGTACACCCGTCGAGCTGTAGATTACGAAGTTACCATCTGTTTGCATCACTGCGGTTTTAGCATCCATGCCGTAGGTGTGCGTATGCCAGACAGCTACGCCCGCTTTAGTGTAAACCACCAAGTTTCCATCAGCTTGGAACACCAGAAAGAAATTGCCAGCTGGATACTGACGCCCCATTTCCAGATAAGTACCAGGTGGGATGATATTCACGAGCGTACCGGCTTGCAGATCCACGTGAGCACTGGAGTAAACAGGGAGAATATCCAGAATCACTACGTTCGCATCATCCTGAACCACCAGGTGGCATCGGTCTCTTTGATCTTCTTTAGTGATGCTACCGGAGGTCACCCATAGGCGATGGCGCAGTGAGTCTTCCAAAACGGCTTCGCCGTTTACGAAAAAGCGGGTGAGCTTTAAGGTTTCTTGGCGCAATGTATCTCTACTGTAAGGCTGATCGTTATTCGCGGCCCATAGAGCAGTATCACCGTCCCAGAGCGCGAGATTAGAGTCCGACTGAAGGATGAGCCGATACCGGCCATTTGGAGAAACAAGGTACTGACCTACAGACATCGATTGCTTCGGAGGCAGTGTCGATGTGCCTGAGCCGGCGAATAGAACTGGTGCTGGATTACTCATATTCTTACCTTTGAGTGAAATGATTTGTTGCGGAAGATTCCGCATTCATGTCGCTCAAAGGCGATAGCTCGGGGCGCGAGGCCCTCACATGATTCAACGCCCCGCATCGGGAACATTTGATCTGGAGCTCCGTCATCTCGCCGATATGGGCGAGAAGTTAGTGTGGTAGGACCTCAGAAGGTGTAGATCACGCGATCGAACGTTTTCCATGGACCGTTATCGGGGTAAAAAACCTTAGGCAACTTCCCAGGCTTCCAACCAAAACGCGCCCAGATAGGGACACCGGTACAAATCACGAAAGCACCGTTGCTTTGCAACTGGGCATAGGCGCCTGGGAACCCGCCGGTTTGGCTGTTCCATAGTGGCACACCAGTGGACGAGTAGATGACGAAGTTGCCGTCAGTTTGCATAACCGCGGTCTTGGCATCCTTACCGTAGGTATTGGTGTGCCAGACGACGGCGCCCGCTTTTGTATAAACCACCAAGTTTCCATCGGCTTGGAAAACCAGAAAGAATTCGCCCGCGGGGTACTGCCGCCCTACTTCCAGATAGGTGCCTGGCGGGATGATGTTCACGCCAGCGGCGTTAGGGAGCAGCGTCGCCTTAGTATTACTTGAGAAGACGGCCCTAACGTCCAAAATCACAATGTTGGCGTCGTCCTGAACTACTAGATGGGAGCGATAAATGACACTTTTGTCTCCTACGCCACCGGTGTCCATAACCCACAGGCGTTGACGGAGCGAATCCTCCAAATATCCGCCCCCCTGGACGTAAAACCTCGTAATTTTAATCTTCGCATGAGCCGCGTTCTCGCTGTAAGGCTGATCATCATTGCCTGCCCACAAAGCAGTATCTCCGTCCCAAAGAACAAGATTGGAGTCAGGCTGCAAGACAAGCCTATAACGACCGTTAGGCGAAACGAGGTATTGACCGATCGTCATTGCCTGGTTCGGGGGCAATACCGACGTGCCCGAACCGCCAAACAGCGTAAGTGTTGGATCTGACATTTTTTTACCTATTGAGGCGAATGAGAGTTGCGGAAGATTCCGCATTCATGTCGCTCAGAGGCGATAGCTCGGGGCTCGTGGCCTTCACATGATTCAACGTCCCGCATCGGGAACACTTGATCTGGAGCTGTGTCATCTCACCGATACGGGCGAGAAGTTTTTTGCACTTTCCACATCTGCAATCTTTCAACATTCTGCGAAGCCTTTTGGTTTTTGCCAGACGCCGCCCCGCTCGCGCGGAGAGTAAAAGCCTCGGCCGGTCTGCAGTTAAAACCTGCGATCTGGCGATCCCTGTGA